CAGGTGGAACGGGAACAACTTTTTCTACAACAGACAAAGGTATAAAAATATTATTCGCAGATGGTACAAATATAAATGCAGTTGATTTAGATACTTTATCTGGAACAGTTGCAACAGCTCAGATAGAAGATAGTGCTATTACATCGGCTAAAATAGGATCAGGAGCTGTAACTGCTCCAGCTATTGGACCAGGAGCTGTAACTGCTCCAGCTATTGGACCAGGAGCTGTAACTGCTCCAGCTATTGGACCAGGAGCTGTAACTGCTCCAGCTATTGGACCAGGAGCTGTAGGAGCAACTCAATTAGCGAACACTTCAGTTACTGCAGCATCATTTACAGCAGCATCAATTACAGTTGATGCTCAGGGTAGAATTACTGCTGCATCTTCTGGATCAGCGGGAGCTGGAATGGGAATACCAGTACTAATGACAACATCGCCAGGTACATACACAGCTAATCCATCCGCAAATAGAATAGGTGTTTACATGTATGCAGGAGGTGGTGGTGCAAGTTCTAACGGAACTAGCGGAGCTCAAGGAGGAGGTGGTTTTTATAACAAACCTATTGCACAACCTTTTTCACAACCTTTTGCAGTGGGAGGAGCTGGAAGTTTTGCTGGGCCTGCCAATGGAACTGGAGGAGGAAACGCAGGAGGAAACACAACTATGACTAATGTAGGAACAGTGAATGGTGGGGGTGGTGCAGGTCTTAATACTCCAAGCAATTCAACTGGAGATCAACCTGGTTCAAGTTTAACTATACCTGCTGATTTTAGAGGGGGACCAATAAGATTTTATCTTGGGGCTAGTCCAGACCCATCAATTTATTATTGGGGAGCAGGTGCTAGAGGTCTTGATAGTAGAGGAGATTGTGTACCAGCAGCAGGGAAACCTGGTTTTTCTGGAGCATTAATTTTATTTGAAAACACAGGTACCTAAAAATGTCTTATTTTATTTTTAATAAAGAATTTGTTGATAGTATTTATAGAATTGCTGAAAATCAATCTGATTTAAATAATTTAAATATATTTCTATCTGATTATAAAGTAATTGAGGATTCTCAAGAAAATTTTAATGCTTTTAAATTTGGTTCAAAATCAATTGTAAGGTATGATGGAGATACAATTATATTTAAAGATGAAGTTCAATTAATTAAAAGTAAATCTAATTTACAATATCAAATAAATTATTCAAAAGAAAAAATTAAAAATTTTTTAGAAAACAATAAAAATCATCCTTTATTTAGTCGTTGGGATAGCTATTATAATCAATTAAATAATTTCAATCTGGATTCTATTACATATCCTTCAAATAAATCATTGGAACAATATTTTAATGATTTAGGACAACCTTCATTTCACATTTTACAATTACCATAAAAAATGCTATTAAGTTAGTATGTTTGATAAAGAAATAGAGTTTAGTGCTCATGAAGATTATTTTGCACTTAAAGAAGATTATCCAATTCCAACGAAATTAAATATACCGGAATGGTATAAAAAGTTAGATCATACTATTTTTAATAAAACAGTAAAAGGTTGTATGCCTTTTTTAGATTCTTTGACTTTAGGGTATCTATTAAAAATGCCTCAAGATTTTCATATTCGTCATAATGTAATAAATAAAAATGAAAAAGGAGAAGAATTTAAAGATTCTTTTCAAACTTTTGGACTTCACGATCAATCGCAGTTTTTACATATTAAAAATGTAAATTTAAATTCTGGTTTTGATACACATTCTTTAAAACAAGTTGAAGGGTCACCATTTATTGAAAAAAATAAAAATTTACCTTTTTATAAAATTCTAAACCCTTGGAAAATAAAAACACCAAAAGGTTATTCTTGTTTATTTGTGTCTCCATTAAATAATTCTGATGACAGATTTTCAATTATTCCAGCGATAGTTGATACAGATGTTTTTCCTAATGAAATAAATTTTCCTATTATCATAAATGGAGATAAATACCCCATTTTAGAAGATACAATAAAAAAAGGAACTCCTTATGTTCAGATAATACCATTTAAAAGAGATTCTTGGAAAATAGTAATTAAACCAAGAAAACAAAAAGAAATACAAAACTCTAGGCTTTTTTATGGATTAAAAATAATAAATGTTTATAAAGATAAATATTGGAATAAAAAATCATGGAAATAAAAAATTTTATTAAAATTTATGATGAAGTATTGCCTTGGAATGCATTATCCAATTTAATTTGTTTTTCAAATGTTTCAAAATTTTCAGAAACAAAAATTGGAGGAGGAAAAGAATCTAGAACTGATTTTAATGTTAGAAGAACATATACCTTACCTTTATCTAAATTAAATAATTCAATGTCTAATGTTCACTGGTTTAATTTATTGCATTTTTATTTTGATAAAAATTTAAAACAATATAAATTTGATGCAAACATTTTAGATTATGGTTATAATGAAATTTTTGATATTGAAATTTTAAAATATGAAAATACTGGTTTTTACACATGGCATGTAGATCATTTTGCAACCGTACCAAGAACAATGAGTTGTATATTATTATTAAATAATGATTATGAAGGAGGAAACCTATGTTTTAGAAATCCAGATGGGTCAGAGGAATGGGAAGTAGAAGTTAAGCCGAATAGAATGATTATTTGGCCAAGTAACTTTTTATATCCACATACAGTTAAACCAGTGACGAAAGGAACAAGGTATTCAGTTGTAGCATGGGCACTATAAAAAATTTTAAATATAAACTAATAAAAAATTTCTTAACAAAAGAAGAAATTAAATTATTGAAAGATTATTGTAGAATTAAACATAGATTAAATTTTGATTCATTTGATTTTCAACAAAATGATAATGGAGATACTTTTTTTTATGGAGATCCATTAATGGAATCATTAATGGTTAATAAGTTAGAGTTAATGCAAAGAGAAACTGGTTTAGAATTATTATGCACCTATGCTTTTTGGAGAATGTATACTATTAACGCTGATTTAAAAAAACACACAGATAGGCCCGCTTGTGAAATCAGTGTTACGGTTATGATTGGTTCGGATGGAACTAAATGGCCAATTTATATGAATGGGGCAGAAATAAATATGGATCCAGGAGATGCTGCAATATATTTAGGTTGTGAAATAGAACATTGGAGAGAAGAGTTTAAAGGAGATTGGCACGCACAAACTTTCTTACACTATGTAGATAAAAATGGAGCTAATAAAGAATGGGCTAAAGATAAAAGAATTCTTTATGGAATTAAACGATGAAATTTAAACAATACGAAAATGGTTCTTGCGACATAGAATTTTCTTTAAAAGAACGATGGATTATTTTAAAAAAAGGAAAAATACATTTATCAGATGAAGCTTTAAGACATTTTGGTAATAGGCTTGTTCAAATAGTGTCAGATTGGAATTTAAAATTTAATAAAGAAGTAGAAAATAAAATAACTTTTGCTAATACAAAAATTGAAGGAAAATGAACTTTAAATTTTTTTCTTCTGGTTTTTACTTAGAAGAAGATATTTCATGGGTAGATTCTTTAAATAAATTTTCAGATGACTATATTAGTAAAGCATTTGAAAATAATAAAAAAAACTTTATTAATAATAAAGACTTTGGTTTAAGTCATCATTCAGAACCATTAACTAATGATTTTAATTTTAATGAATTTTCAAAATTTATATTAAAAAGATCTTTTTCACTTTTAGAAAATCAAGGGTATTGTTTAAAAGATTATTCACTAATATTAAATGATTTATGGGTGCAAGAATTTTCAAAAGAGGGAGGTGGAAATCATAACACTCATGTTCACTCTAATAATCATGTATCTGGATTTTATTTTTTAAAATGTTCCGATAAAACATCTTATCCAGTTTTTCATGATCCTAGACCTGGAAAACTAATGAATCAACTACCAGAAAAAAATAAAAAAGAAATAACAGATGCCTCTGAAAAAGTTCCGTTTTTACCAAAACCAGGGACATTTATTTTTTTTAATTCATACATAGAACACGAATTTGTGGTAGACCATGGCATAGACCCATTTAGGTTTATACATTTTAATATTCAAGCTATTCCTAAACAGTTAATAAATGGAGATTTTAAAAAAATAAATGATTCCAAAAATAATTCATCAGACAGCATATTCTAACAAAGAGGAGTGGCATCCTATTTGGAAACATTGTCAACCTTCAGTACTAAGTTGTTTTAAAGATTTTGAATATAAATTTTGGGACGATGATAGTTTAGATAATTTTGTTAAAGAAAAATATCCTCAAATTTATAAAGAGTATAAAAATTTTCCAAGTCACATATTTCAGCTGGATTGTGTAAGATATTTATTATTACATCACTTTGGTGGAATTTATATTGACATGGACGTCTATTGTTATGATCATTTTTATGATGAATTAAAAGGAGATGTTAATTTAGTAGAATCGATTCATGATGAATTGGTTCAAAACTCTTTAATGGCATCTGTTTCAAATCATCCTTTTTGGATGGATTGTTACGATTTAACTTTACATAGAACAAAAACAATTAAATTAAAACCAAATTTAAATACCTTCTTTAAAAAAGAAGCTGATGAAAATGATAATTTAGTAAGATTTATATCAGGTCCACTAATGCTATCTGATTGTGTTAAACAAAATAAACATTCTATTTATATACTTCCTTATAAATATTTTAATCATGAACCATTATCTTATAAAAAAGAATTTAAAACTAAACATATGCAAACCGGTATGTGGGGTAAAGAAATTAAAGATGGATTTTATGATATAAGAAATAAAGATGATTCTAGTATTCCAATAGAAGAATATCATAAATACTCATACAAAATGAAAACCTCTATAGATTTGAATAACTTTGATTTTTATAAAGATTATTCAAGTATTTAAACTCATTGATATATAAGGTATAATGATTAATGCCTTTAAAAAAAATACCCGTAGCTCCAGGCTTTGATAAACAAGATACAGCATCTCAAGCAGAAGGACGCTGGATTGATGGTGATAATGTACGTTTTCGTTATGGAAACCCTCAAAAGATAGGCGGTTGGGAGCAGTTATTATCAAGTACACTAGTTGGTGCTGCACGAAATCAATGGATATGGGCAGATCTTAAAGGTAATCGTTATTCAGCTATTGGAACTGATAAAATATTAGTAATTTATTTTGAAGGTGCGTTTTACGATATTACACCTGTTGATGCTGTTTTAACAAGTTGTACATTTAATACTTTAAATGGCTCTACATCGTTAACTGTTAACAAAGCAGGACATGGTTTATCTGTTGGAAGAATTGTTAAATTCACTGCAGTAACACCTCCCACAGGAACAACCGCAGCAGACTTTACAAATTTATTTGAAGTTAAAACAACACCTTCATCAAGCACTTTCACAGTAACTTTACCAACTGCATCAAGTGGAACAGCTACTAATAATGGTGCTGCCTCTTGCACACCTTACTATGATTTTGGTCCGTTTGGACAAACATACGGATATGGTTATGGTACATTTAACTGGGGTGGATTTAGTTCAACCGTTACTCAAAATCAATTAAATGGAGCAATCAATAATTCAACTGCAACAATTACAGTAGATTCAACAACAGGTTTTTCTGCAACGGGAACTATCTTAATAGATTCAGAATTAATAACTTACACAGGTACAACGGGAACAACTTTTACTGGGTGCGGTAGAGGTTCTAATGGTACAGCTGCAGCTTCGCATGCAGATAATGCAATAGTTTATGATGCAGCTACTTATGTCGGTTGGGGTCAAGCGTCTTCAGTTCAAACATCCATAAGATTAGATCCAGCAAACTGGTCACTAGATAATTTTGGTGAAATATTAGTTGCAACTATGCATAACGGGCCAACATTTACTTGGAACCCAGCATCTGCAAATCCTTTACAAACAAGAGCAGTGATCAATGCTTCAATGCCTCAAAGATCTGTTATGACTATAGTATCAGACAGAGATCGTCATCTTGTTCATCTAGGCACTACAACGACTGTAGGTGGAGCAGTTCAAGATAAAATGTTAATTAGATTTTCAGATCAAGAAGACTTTGAAATTTATGCGCCAACATCAACAAACACAGCGGGTACATTTAGATTAGATGCGGGTACTAAAATTGTAGGTGCGGTTAGAGCAAAAGATTATATTCTTATTCTTACAGATGATGCTGCTTATTCAATGCAATTTGTAGGTCCTCCGTTTACTTTTAGTATTAGAAAGGTTGGATCTAATTGTGGTTGTTTAGGACAACATGCAATAGTCTTTGCACAAGGTATTGTTTTTTGGATGGGTGATTCTGGAGGATTTTTTGCATTTGATGGTACAGTTGTATCTATGCCAAGTTTAGTTGAGGATTTTGTATTTACAACAGGCGGCGATAATTTAGGTTTAAACTACGATCAAGACGAAACAGTTTTTGCAAGTCATAATAGTTTATTTCAAGAAATAAATTGGTTTTACACAAAGGCTAGCTCAACATTAATAGATAGAATAGTTACTTACAATTATGGTGATAAAGTTTGGACAACAGGTTCACTTGCTAGAACAACTTGGGCAGATGCATCTGTTTATGACAAACCATACGCAACAGAATACGTCGCGGCAGCCACGCCAACATTCCCTATTGTTAATGGAGTGAGTTTAGGAGCTTCTATATTTTACGAACATGAAACTGGTGTTAATGAAGTAGATTCAGCAGGTACTGAAACAGCAATACCAGCATTTATTAGATCAGGTGATTTTGATTTAGATTTAGATGGAGATGGTGAATACTTCTTAAAGATAAATAGATTTATACCTGATTTTAAAAACCTTGAAGGTAACTGTAAAGTAACTTTGTTTTTAAGAAACTATCCTGCAGATACAACAACTTTAAAAGGACAAACTACAATTGGTCCATTCACTGTTGATTCAAGCACAGATAAAATTGACACGCGCGGGCGCGCGAGGTTAGCAAGTATTAAAATAGAAAATGATGGTGTAGATGAAAACTGGAGATATGGAATATTTAGAGTAGACATACAACCAGACGGAAGAAGATAATGGCTAAAATAGATTTTTACATACCTGAGCCAGCACCACAATATTCAACTGATAATCAAAGGCAAATTATACAAGCATTAGATACTTTAAAATCACAATTAAATACTTCTTACAGCGAAGAGGTATTAGAAGATTTTCAAACCTTTGCTTGGTTTTTGATAGGTACGGGTAAAGTTCGTCAAACAAATACATCAAATACTGCGTTGCTAACTGGGTCTAGATTAAATATAACGGTAGCTTCAGTAACAACAGTAATTACATAATGACAATAGTATATAAAGTTCAAGGGTATAGTTTAACAACATCAAATCTTACAACAGTCTTAACTATAGACGCATCTTCTAGAGCAATAATAAAAGAGATTACAGTTGTAAATGATACCCCATCTTCAAGTGTGGTGGATTTCTTTTTTAGAGATAGTTCAGAGGCTACAAGTTATAAGTTTTTTCATAGCGATGTTGGAGGAGACATAACTGATAATGCAGTAAATAATACATTGGTATTAGAAGAAAGTGATAGCCTTAAATTTCAAGCAGATACTGCTAATTCTATTTCTGGACAAATATCATATGCTTTGATAAATAGATCTCAACAAAATGGCTAGAAAAGTACAATCAGGACACGGGACTTTTATTAAACGTACCAATAAGAAAAGACCTGGTAGGCATAGTAAAAGACCTAATAAAAGAAAAGATAAAAAAGAATATAAAGGACAAGGAAGAAAATGATGTTTTATATTTGGCATACATTAATAGTATTATTATTTATAGCTTTTTCATTTTATTTAGGTTATAG